GCTGAAGATTATTGTATTGCTCTAAGATTTGGTTACTGGAAAGAATTATATTTTGAGCAAATTGTAGAAATTAACGAAGTTTTAGGTCATTGTTATGAGCTTGTTTTGGATTGGGAAGATCATGATGATGATTGTGGTAGAAAAGTTAGTTATAAAATTGTAAATAGATAAGTTATGCATAAAAATGACAAAGAAGCAATAGCAGCAATACTGCTAGTAGTAGGAGCCGCGGCTCTATTTATAGCAACATTATGGGTGCATGCAATAGTAGCAGGTCAAGTATGAAGCATATACTAACAGGATTCGGGCTATTCTTTATAGGGCAGCTACTAATATGGTTTCAAACCAACTCACAATTCCTATCCCAATGGTGTAAAGATCACCCATGGGTATTAGCGATATGTGGTATGCCAATATCATACATACTAATTTATGCAACTAGAGAAGTTGTACTAGGATTTGATGGATCACTATGGCCAGGTAGGCTACTAGGATTCGGCTCAGGTATGATAGTTATGGCAATATGTACATGGTGGTTCATGGGTGAAGGTATTACAACTAAGACATTCATAAGCTTATTACTAGCAACAGCTTTAGTATTAATACAAATATTTTGGAAATAAAGTTTTTTATTCGAAATATATTTCATATATTTACAACTGAAAGTTAGTTGTAGTATATTTATTACGGTAACAATTAACAATTAAACAATTAGTAATTAACTTAAAAGGATTAAACAATGGCAATTGATTTAGATGCAATTAGAAAAAAACTAGGTAATTTACAATCTCAAACGGGAAAGCAAAACAACTTATGGAAACCTGAACCAGGTAAACAAACAATCCGTATCGTACCTTACCAGTACAACAAAGACAATCCATTCCAGGAATTGTACTTCCATTACAACTTAGGAAAAAAGACTTACTTATCACCAGTAACATTTGGTAAAGCAGACCCTGTAGTAGAGTTCTGTGAGCAACTAAAATCAACTGGTAATAAGGAAGATTGGCAAATGGCTCGTAAAATGGAACCTAAAATGAGAACATATGTTCCTGTATTAGTACGTGGCCAGGAATCTGAAGGTGTTAAGCTATGGGGATTCGGTAAAACGGTATACCAGGAGTTATTAAGTATTATATCAGACCCTGATTATGGTGATATAACTGATCCTGTTAACGGTCGTGATATATCAGTAGAGTTTACAGCAGCTGAAGGAGCCGGCTCATTCCCTAAAACATCTATCCGAGTGAAGCCGAATCAAACAGCTGCGACAGGTGATAAGAATATTGCTGATCGCATAATGAACGGTCAAAAAGATATCACGGATATATTTAAAGAGGTTTCGTATGAAGATCTGAAAGCAGCGCTAGGCGAGTGGCTTAATCCAGAAGCAGAGGCAGAGCCTGCACAAGGACAACCAGTTACAGCAAGTGGTGCTACAGATAAGGTTGACGATGTAAATAAAGCGTTTGATGATTTATTTAACAATTAAGAGGTTATATGGCTAAGAGTAAGAATAATAGAGATGAGTTAGCTTCAGTGCTTGCTGATAGTCTAAATAAAAAGTTTAAAGATTACAAAGTCGCGTACTTCCTTGACGGCTCAGAGGAGACACCTACGGATTTAACAGAGTGGATTTCAACAGGATCCTCCATGCTAGATTTAGCTATTGCGAATAGACCTAATGGTGGAATACCGGTCGGTAGAATTACCGAAGTAACTGGGCTTGAGGGGAGTGGTAAATCACTCGTCGCAGCTCACTTATTAGCGAACACGCAGAAGCAAGGTGGATTAGCAGTGTTTATCGATACTGAAAATGCTATGAACGAGGATTTTCTAAGATGCATAGGTGTTAATGTAAATGATATGCTATATGTACAATTAGAGACTATTGAAGATATCTTTGAAGTTATTGAGAGTGTTATCGCTAAAGTTAGAGAATCTAGTAAAGATAGATTAGTATCTATTGTAGTTGATTCAGTAGCAGCAGCTACAACAGCTGTAGAGGCGGAGGCAGATTATAGTAAGGATGGATGGGCAACATCCAAAGCTATTATATTATCGAAAGCGATGAGGAAGGTTACACAAATGGTCGGTAGGCAGCGTGTTGCGCTTGTATTCACAAATCAGTTACGTCAGAAGTTAGGTGTAATGTTTGGCGATCCCTGGACAACGTCCGGTGGTAAAGCAATCGCGTTCCACTCAAGTTGTAGATTGAGACTGAAATCAATGGGTCAGATTAAAGCTAAAGTAAATGGCGTTGATGAGACTATCGGTATAAAGACTCAAGCACAAGTTGTAAAGAATAGAATGGGACCTCCACTACGTAAAGCTGAATTTGAGATATACTTTGATTCAGGTATAGACGATTACGGTGGATGGCTCAAGGTTATGAAAGCTCAAAAACTAGTAGCATCAGGTGGAGCATGGTATACATATACTACAGATGCTGGAGGTGTTCATAAATTTCTATCAAAAGACTGGCAGAAGTTATTAGAAGAGCATCCAGATATTAAGCAAGAGGTGTATCTTAAGATATGTGATGCATTAGTAATGGAGTACAAATCTGATAGTATTGGAATCGATGATATTGAAATTAGCGATGAGCCTATACCAGAAGGGTAAATGAGTACACTTAGGTGTAATGGAGCCACACCGACGTGCGAATATTAGTTGGGTCACCCCATACTATGCAGCTGAAACCAATGTGTACTCAAGAGCGCCTCACAGTGCACTAGAAAGTATAGTAGACTAATAGCTCATTACAAGCAGGGGTCTTTTGATCCCTGCTTTTTTATAAAAAAGAACAAAAGGTTATGAAGAAAGATTATCTAAAAATATTTGAAAACTTAGAAGAGAGCCAAGATTCAATAGCTTCTCCTAATGATAGAGTGCTAATTATTGACGGACTTAATACGTTTATACGCAGCTTCGCAGTATCACCGGTTACGAACGATGATGGGATACATGTAGGAGGTATATCTGGTACATTGCTATCAATAGGGTATGCTATAAAAATAGTAAAACCAACTCGTGTTATTTTATGCTTTGATGGTAAAGGTGGTAGTCAACGTAGGAGAAAGTTATTTCCAGATTACAAAGCAAATCGTATGGTGCGTACTAAGTTGAATAGAACAAATTCGTTTGTAGACAAAGATTCGGAAAGTCAGAACATGTCAATGCAATTAGGAAGGCTGTTACAATATTTGGAATTACTACCTGTACAGGTTATAGCTCCTGAGAATATTGAAGCAGATGATTCTATAGCATATCTCTCAAAACAAGTGTTGACTAAGAGTAAGATTTTTATAATGTCTTCTGATAAGGATTTTATCCAGCTCGTAGATGATAGGATAGCTGTATGGTCACCCACTAAAAAGAAAATGTATTTTAAAGATGACGTACTAGAAGACTATAAAGTACCAGCACATAATTATTTATTATATAGGACTCTAACAGGTGATAAATCTGATAATATACCAGGGGTACGAGGTACTGGAATTAAAACGCTACAAAAGCGCTTACCGGTATTATTTAAAGATACACCTACATCTATTGACGAAATTATCGATGACTGTGCTGACTCAAATGTTAAGGTAATGCAAGCAATACATGAGAGCAAGGATGTGTTAGAGTTAAATTATAAATTAATGCAACTTAATGAAGTGGATATTAGTGGTAATAGTAAGCATAAGATAATGAATGTAGCAGACAATGTAATACCTAGGTTAAATGCAATGCAATTTAAGGTAATGGTGATTGAGGATAGTATCGGAGGACCTTTCCGTAATTTAGAGTTCTGGTTGCGTGAGAGATTTGCAACACTTGATCAACATGCAGATACATTTAATATTAGTTGCGTAACTAAATAAATATTCTTATATTTAACATATGAGCGATACTTTTCAAATATACGGTTACAATTTTCAAGTAAAACTACTATCAACTCTGTTTAAAGATAAGCCATTCTTACAGCAGATAACAGATATACTAGATGCTAATTTCTTTGAGGCAGAAGCTAATAAATGGATAGCATCATCAGTAGCAGAGTATTTTACAGAATATAAAACAACACCGACACTTGATGTTATGAAAGTCAAGATTGATGCTATTGATAGCGATGTACTAAAAGCATCAGTTATTGATACATTAAAAGAAGTTGTACGGAACTTTGATGCAGATGATATGCAGTTTGTGAAAGACGAAGCATTGAAGTTTTGCAAAAATCAAACACTAAAATCAGCTATTGTTGATTCAGTTGATTTACTACAACGTGGAGATTATGATGCAATTAAGTTCCGCATAGATGAAGCGATGAAGTCAGGTACTGATAGGGATATTGGCCATGAGTATATGATTGATATAGCAGATAGGTTCTCTGAAACAACTAGGAAAACGACAGCAACTGGATGGGAGGTTGTCGATCAATTACTAGATGGTGGACTAGGTCCAGGTGAATTAGGGGTGTTTGTAGCTCCAGCTGGTATCGGTAAGTCATGGGGATTAGTTAATGCAGCTGCTAATGCTGTTAAAGCAGGTAAAACGGTTATCCACTACACATTAGAGTTGAATGGTGCGTATGTAGGATTACGATTCGATTCTGTATTTACTGGGATAGCTGCACAAAATTTAAAATTCTATCAAGATGATATTAAAGCACGTGTTGATCAACTTGATGGTGATTTAGTCATAAAATACTTTCCAACAAAGACAGCAACGGTAAATACATTGAAGGCACATCTCGAAAGATGTACTATGCTAGGCAAGAAACCGGACTTAGTAATTGTTGATTATGCAGATCTACTACGTGGTAACGGTAAAGAGATACGTCATGAGTTAGGTAATATATACGAGGACCTTAGAGGTATGGCTGGAGAGTATGAAGTTCCTATATGGACCGCTTCACAAGCTAATAGATCAGCGCTCGATGATGATGTTATTGGTGCAGAGAAAATTGCTGAATCGTACTCTAAGATTATGACTGCTGATTTTGTACTATCTTTATCGAGAAAAATAGAAGACAAGATCGCAGGTACCGGTAGATTTCACGTAATTAAAAATCGCTTTGGTCCCGACGGTATTACATTCCCTAGTAAGATGAACATGTCAAACGGTCAAATCGATATATATGAACAAGCATCTATACAAGGTAAAACAGCTCAAGGTCAAATGGATCAAGGCTCTGAAGCGATGAGAAAGCGGTTAGCTACTAAATACAATGAAGTTACACCACCGGTAGAAAAGTCAAAAGATCCTTTCGAGAATTTACAGTAAAGTACTATCATATTGATAATTATTATTACACTAAAAATCTAAACAACAACAACATAAATAAAGGAATAAAATGGAAGTATCTAATCAGATCCTATCAGACATCACTGTCTACATGAAATACGCAAAGTACATACCAGAGCTCTCTAGACGAGAAACATGGGAAGAGTTAGTAACACGTAATAAGAATATGCATATCAAGCAGTATCCTAAATTGACAGATGAGATTAGAGAAGTTTATAAGAATGTATATGATAAGAAAATTCTACCTTCGATGCGATCTATGCAATTTGGAGGTAAGCCGATCGAAGTAGCTCCTAATAGAATATACAATTGTGCATTCATGCCCATAAGCCACATAGATTCATTTGCTGAATGCATGTTTCTACTATTAGGCGGTACTGGTGTTGGCTTCTCTGTTCAACAACATCATATAGACGAGTTACCCGCAATCCAGCAACCGTATCCAAAGCGAACTCGTAGATTCCTTATAGGTGATTCTATTGAAGGATGGGCCGATGCTGTAAAG